TTGTTATCAGGGTTGACACCCACCATGCCTACAAAGATTCCAAATGCAATAGCGAGCACAGTGCGAAACCAAAACTTATTAGTTAAAAATCCTACAGTAACAAATGCTAGTAAGACAAACGCCCACAGTTCAGGAACGCCTAATATGTAGATTAAATTAGTGTACCAAGGCAGTAGTAGAAAAACTAAACAACCCCATAACAGCCCATTTACTGTGCTTGTTGTAACTGCTGCACTGATAGCATAGCCTGCTCTGCCTTGTTGTGCTAGGGGAAAGCCGTCTACCATAGTAGCAGCCGCACTATTAGCACCGGGTATACCCAGCAGTATTGCAGTAAAACTGTCGCCTGTTGTACTTGCTGCAACAACTGCCATAAGAAATATTACTCCCATATAGGGCTCATGTGCAAAATAGCTAATAAAACCAAAAAGTGCAACTAAACCTGTAGTAGCACCTGCGCTGGGTATAATGCCTATTATAAGACCATAAAATACCCCACCTAGCAAGTAGGCAATCATTTCAATCACGGTTTATAAGTTCCTATAAAAATATCATTGTGAATATTGTGTTGTAACCATTGTACTCCATGTTTTTGTGCAAAGTCCAGGATTAATTGGTTTTGTTCTTTTATGGATTTTAGCATCTCATCTTCAGTGCTATACCAGCCATAATTTGGATAAGTAATACTAAAACCTCCTGCCTCTTTCCACCATACAAAACTTTCCCAATCGGGTCTATATACCAGCTGTATCCAAGCAAGTGGATAAGCATATTGTATTTCTCTAAAGCAGTACACCCATTCATGGCTCATGTGCAATTTACACCCAAAAGAGTTATCCCAACTACTATAAGGTGCGTCTAAGTTTGCACGATCTAAACTTACATCAAACTCCATACCTGTGCCATAGTATGCTTCTGTGTGTCCTACTTTATTATGATGTTTATATGCGCGATGAGGTGCACGATCTGTGCAGTTGTAGTGACCTTCAGATTTTATCTCTCTAGCAATACCGCTCCAACGAGATCCAGGTACTCCTGTAAAAAATATTCTTTCAGGTAACGTAGTCAAACTTAATTCTTCCACGAGCACCGTCTCTTATATTTTTTACAGAGCAGTTGTATATTTCTGCGTAGTGTTCAATAAGAGGCATAGTCCATTTATCAAACCAATCAAGAACTACTCCATTATCAAAGGGTTTATTTGGGTTTACTTTCATACAAATTGTACCGCCTTTTGCAAGGAGAGAAAATACTTTTTTCATACGATCATCAATCCATTTGATGTCATAGAAATTTATAGAACCATAACAGATAATAAGATCAAACTTTACGGGATAATCAAAATCAAGTATATCTATCATTTCATCCGCATTTGAATTATACGGATCAAGTCCTACAAAATATCCTACTTGAATGTATTTCTTAAATAAATTATCTCCACAACCAACATCAAGAATTCCATAAGATTTTTTGATTAGTTCAATTACATGGGGATCTTCATCTTTACTGATATAATCATTTGCAAAGTATTCTTCTAAATTTCTAAAGGTCATTGTTTTGTCTCCACTGATTATAAAAATAATCTGCGTATATTTTATTTATATAATTGCTCATATGAAAGCCGTCTCGGTTTCTTTCTTCGCTAATTACTTTTTCACTATTCTTACTAGCGTATATAAAGATTCCAGTGCGTTTTAAAAATGCTCTTTCTACTATTGACCAACACCACGACGGTAATGCGGCTTCATACACATTTGCTATACGTTGTCGTAAGAAATAGTTAATGTTATCACGTAATTTAGCATTTTCTTGTATAAAATTAAAATTATTGTCTAATCGACGATGTAAAAAACTGTACATCACAAAAGTATCTCGTACATCAAATATTTTGCATGCTCGATCATATACTAATCTAATAGCATCATTACCTGCACCATCCATACCTAAGTTAAGTGTAGGAATATCAAAATTTTTTGCTAATTGACTACACCAACTATTATTAATTGACTCACCGACATTTACCGTAAAACTGTCTCCCAAACAAATATTAACAGATTTACCTACATATTGAGCATACTCTGGTCCTCGAAAAGCCCAAGTGTTGAATTTGTAATCAAAATCTTGTGTAGTATAAGTATACCAATCTGCTTTCAGTCGATATGCTTCTTTAGGATGATCCATCCCACTAGTTTTTTTGTGATATTTGGATTTGTTATGAAAATACTTGAAATCATTGATTAGCATATAGTATGCTTTCAAACGCTATACGTTCATCTACTAATTGCTTTGATATCATATTATATTGATTAGAGTTTTTAGCCCAGTTGTTGTAACTTAGTCTAGCCTCTTCAAAATTTATAATACGTTTTTTCTTATCGGCCATAGTATTCATTTTGATAGGGATTCCGTTTGGTAATTTTTTATTTTTTTCTAAATTTTTTATGAATTTATATAGATCGACAGTTCCTTTGAGGCGACTTTTATCGAATAAATAATATTTTTCTTTAGTTTGCATGTACTTACTTATTAGATATCTTACGCGACTGTAGTCTTGTAGTGTTGATCCGAATCTATCTTTTACTTTATGTGAATGTCCTGTTAACTTTTGCAATAAAACATCTACATCACTGTGTAGTAAGTCATACTCAACATTTTCGGTCTCGTAAAAGTTTTCGCTAACCCAATAATCATAATCTTTGTACTGATTTAGTTTTGCTATAAAAAACTCTAAATCTATCTCTTGTTTTATGTTTTCGCCGTGGGTCTTGATACGCTCTTCTATACTAAATACATTTAATTTTTGTGTATTTTTTCTTATACCCCAACTTAGTGCGTATTCAAAAGGGTCTCGTGTGCAGTGTATGATTTTCCCGTACATCTTATTACAAAGTTTATAAAATTGGATGTAATTTTCCCTTTTTATTTTTTGTCTTTCAACTATGTGGTACTGGGCAATCCTACTCACAAGATTTGCTTGATTACTTTCTAATAAGCTAGAAATCTCTCCTATACTTTGTGAATACTCAAAGTCGAAGTTCTTAAACAGCATATTGGTTTTATCTAGTTCTAGCCCGTTCAATAGCTCATGCGTATTACAATAATCTAACCCCGCACTGTTTAGATATACTGTTAAGGCTCGTTGTAGATAGGTACTACCTACACCATCGGGAGTAAGGATTAGGAAGTTCAAGACTTATAAAATCTCTAAATATCACTATCATGAACATAAAGTTGCATTAAAGCGTAGTGGAGAACCTTCATCAAATCTTTACGAGCATCTTCATGAGTACCCTTTTTACCGTATCTTTGAGCGTACTTAAGAACATTCCCAATACAGAATCCTGTACCGTGTCCTCCATCCATGATAAACTCAGTAGCTTGAAATTTGTCTTTTGAATAGTGTTCATTGTAAGTAGAATCAATATACGCTTTGAACTCTTTAATTAAAGTGTCTTCATTGTATTTATAATCTATTTTTACTGGTTGAACTAATGATTTATCATAACTAACATCGATAGTAAATGCTTTGTAACCGTCAGAACTCTGCTGAGGCGCAACTTTTACATCAAGAAGATCATATATTTTTTGCTCTTCTGGACAAGATTTTACGATACGATTTCTTTTAGTAGAACCAAGATTTCTTTGGTATACTGTTTTTCCGTTATCTGGTGACTCATAAATATACTTACTATCGTGAGCTAGATCTTGTAGTTGATTTTCTTCTCTCATACGACGTTTCATGTATTCTTCATGTCTTTCGTTCATTCTATCCTCTTTTTGATTGCTTCTAAAAGTTGACTTAAGTTTTCTTTTTTGTTGAGATTAGTTCCTTCAACTTGAATACCTAGAATATCTTCTAATTCTCGTAACATGACTTTTACTGTTTGAGATTTATCTTCTTCTGAGATTTCTGGTTTTTCATAAATTTTTAACTGAACCAACTTACTTATAACACTTCTATAACCTTTTGAGAAATGTTCCGCTAATTTATGAACGTCTTTTTCGTTTTCTTCAGTATACATATGTATTAGTTCAACTTCTTGCTCATCGCTCCAAGCTTTAATACTCATAATCATTCTCCAATTCTAATTCTAGTTGTGTATTCCAAATGAATCTTTTAGCTACTAAATCACTTGCGTCTTCTAGCAAAGGTATTAGTGAACTAACTTCATCAGCAGGTATTGAAAAACCTGATTTAGTAGGAAACCACTGACCAGTATCTCCGTCCATAGTATATTCTCTTATGTGAAGATATAATTTTTCTCTAAATTCGTTTACTGTAACTTTTACTGCGTTACCATTAGGTTTGTGAAAAGCTGTACCAAAATCTTTATTCATAGCATTATTGTTATTTCTTCGTTAATAAAATTTTTTGTCCAGCTTGATATTGGGTAGGCCTTAAATATCTGAACGAAACAGTATCTGATATCTGTTTTAGAGTTATTAATCATACCATGAGCCACTTTATCTGGATCAAATATAATACTTTCTCCCTTTTTAAGAGAATATTCTTCTATTTCGTTGTCTATAGAGAACCTGTAAATAAAGTCTTCACTATCCGATAACGCAGTTAACATTCTTAACCTGTAGTGATCTGAATCAGTGGCTTTAATATTATTATCATCCGTATGCATAGGGATTGTCTGACCAGGTAGTTGTCGATGTATTCTTACTCTAGTGGTCTCTATCTGAAAAAAGTCTGTTAGTTTTTTGACTGCCGCAATCTTGTTATATAAAGCAGTATATTTAAAATCTTTAGGCATTTCTAGGGGGTCAGACCTATAAAAATCAAATACTTTTCCCGACTCACTTTTGACAGCGATAGCACTTACATGACCTGCTAAATCATAGTCTGAATGCTCTTCAAACTTTAATTTATTTAGCCAACTGTTATCAAAGTCTAGTTTAGTCTTTGGACGAATAATCATTACTACTTAAGATTCCAAACTTTTTCTTACCTTTTTTTACTTCTTTTGTCGGGGCTACATGGGCTGCTTTCCACTCGTTAATAAGCTTTTCGATACCCTTATCTCCGTAACCATTTACTTTAGCAAACGACTTGATGTCTTCTTCACTTTTAAATAATTTAAGTCTTTCTATATCCATTTAAGTACTCCTTTAATGTGCCACCCTCTACTGGTTTATCTAAATAGTCTTTGCCGAATATGTAAAGACTATCATTTTTATTAGCTATTTGTTCTAACCATTTATTATAACAATCTGTGACCCCTTGTAAACCTCTTAGGTATTGAGCATTAACTGTATGAAATGCATTACTCCACCATATCACTGAATTGTCATCAGGGGTAATTTGGGATGTTACATACTCAGGATTTTCACAAATATCAACGTGAATAAAATCGTGCTTTAGTTTTTTATACCTATCCCAGTGTTCTTTGATAGCTTTTTCATTCCCCCACCAACTAATTTCTCGTTCCCATAGTCCTTGTCGAGTATTAGTCTCTGTTTCTGCTCCTTTAGTCTCATTAATACTATATTTTTGTTCTGCCCAACTCAAAAATCCAGGGTAGTCTTCTCCGTCCCAGTGAGTTAAAAGGAGTTTCTTAAATGCGAGAGCTTGCTTGCTGTAGTCAAAAAATACTACTTCTGAGTCATCTTCAAAACCATAAGTATTAAGTATCATATTAGGTTTAAAACTAGCGGCAACTGAGTATAGTTTTTTAATGGGTCTTTCTATACTAACATATTTAAGATCTTTATAATTTTCTGTATTCCAAAAGAATACGCAAGTAGGGGCGTATTCTACAATATTAATAATCCAAGAAAGTTGTTGAGATAGTTCTTCAGCACTAGAGGTAGGATAGAGATACTGTTTATGGTCTCTTATTTTGGGATGAAAATTATACACTATCAAACCATTTTCAAGACTAGTATTTATAA